AGCGAATGTAGCGCACTGAGTGCAGGGTGTCAATGCACCATGTGCAGATTTTTTCGACGTTCTACCCGCTGTAGTGCGAAACAGAGTGAGGGGCGCCACCCGAAAGGGCGCGCCGCGATGGCATGACCGGGCAAACGGAAACAACCGACGAGAAACGTAAGCCGTGGCAATTCCAGCCCGGCAACAACGCGAACCCCAAGGGCAGACCCAAGGGCGCCCGGCACAAGTTGGGCGAAGCGTTCCTAGAGGCGCTGGCGAGCGACTTTGAGGCGCACGGCCCGCAGGTCATTGCCGAGGTCCGCGAGAACCGCCCCGCCGATTACCTAAAGGTCATCGCGTCCATTCTGCCCAAGGAAATGAACGTCAAGGTGGACACGACCGACGAGTTGACCGATGACCAGCTTGACCAGCGCATCCGAGCCCTTGCCGACGCCATCGGGATCGAAGTCCGACTTGGTGGCGGAGCTTCTAGCGGCGATGGAAGCGAAGAAGCGTCGGTTAGACACTAACCGGCTGCGTTCCTACGCCCCATACCCGCGCCAGAAGCAGTTTCACGAAGCGGGCGGGCGGTTTCGTGAGCGCCTGTTCGCGGCCGGAAATCAGTTGGGCAAGGCGGAGCGGTTTGACGAGCCCGTTCTCACGCCGGCCGGCTGGCGCCCGATAGGCGAACTGTCCGTTGGGGATGAGGTGATCGCTGGCGACGGCTCGGTCACGACGATCACGGGTGTTTTCCCGCAGGGCGTCAGGCCGCTGGTCGAGGTCGAGTTTGATTACGGGGCCAAGGTCGTCGTTGACCACGACCATCTGTGGAAAGTCATGGCCCCGGCGGCTCGATACCGGACGGTGAACGTCTCTGGACCGAAGGTTGACGGCAAGCGCCAGAATTGGATGATGCCGAACCCGCGCCACGGCGAGTGGTCGGTTCTGGACACCAAGGCGATGCGCGCGGCCTATGGCGACAGCCCGAAGCCGAAGTATCGGTTCGCGACGCCGGCCGTGGGGGCCGTTCAGTTCCCCGCGCGGCCCGTCCCGGTCGATCCGTATGTCCTAGGGCTTCTGGTCGGAGACGGCGGACTGACGCACGGCGTCATGTTCACGACGGCGGACGCGGACATGCTCGCCGCGCTAACCGCTGAAGCGGAACGGTTGGGGTGTCGCGTCTCTGCCAAGGGGAATTATGACTACGCGGTGTGCGGTCGCGAGCGCGGGATCAATCCCATGCTCAATGCGATGCGCGATCTTGGCTTGGCGGGTAAGGGGTCGGCGGACAAGCGCATCCCGGCGGCGTACATGTGGAACAGCCCCGACGTTCGGCTTGCCGTCCTGCAAGGGTTGATGGACACCGATGGGACGTGCGAGAAGAGTGGCAACACGTCGTTCACGTCAATCAGCAGCGGCCTTGCCGACGACGTGGCGTTCCTCGTCCGCAGTTTCGGCGGCAAGTGCTACACGCGGTCACGTGTCACGACGTTCACCCACAAGGGGGAAAAGCGGACGGGGCAGCCATCGTACACGGTGGTCATTCGCCTGCCGCACGTTCCCCTGTTCCGGCTGAAGAGAAAGGCGGATCGCTACATTCGCCCGGTGTCTACGACGGACCACAATCTGATTGTCTCCTATCGGGACGTTGAGCCAGCCGAGGCGGTGTGCATTTCCGTCGCGCACCCGGATCGGACCTACGTGACGCGCGACTTCATCGTCACGCACAACACGTATTCTGGCGGCGCCGAGTACGCGATGCACGCCACGGGACTTTATCCGTCGTGGTGGAAAGGTCGGACGTGGGCGCGGCCCATCGTCGGGTGGGCGGCCGGCGTCACGGGCGAAAGCACGCGAGACAACGTACAGCGCATGCTTCTCGGCCGGCCGGGGCAGTTCGGCACGGGCCTGATCCCGAAGGATTGCTTGATCGACACGTCGGCGTCGCGCGGCGTATCCGACCTTGTTGATACGATATGGGTCCGTCACGCCAGCGGCGGCACGTCCATCATCGGTCTCAAATCCTACGAGAAGGGCCGGGAGAAGTGGCAGGGCGAAACCCTGGACCTTGTATGGTTCGATGAGGAGCCGCCCCAGGACATCTATATCGAGGGCATCACGCGGACGAACGCGACGGGCGGCTTGGTCTATATGACCTTCACGCCGCTGCTCGGCATGAGCGACGTGGTGGCGCGGTTCTTTCAGGAAGAAAGCCCCGATCGTCACGTCACGAAGATGACGATTGACGACGTGGACCACTACACGGCCGAGGAGCGGGCGCGGATCATTGCCAGCTACCCGCCACATGAGCGGGAGGCGCGGGCGCGGGGCATCCCGGCGCTGGGGTCCGGTCGGGTGTTCCCGATTGCCGAAAGCGAAGTGACGTGCGAGCCGTTCGAGGTGCCTGAGTGGTGGCCGCAGATTTGCGGGCTCGACTTCGGATGGGATCACCCGTTCGCCGCCGTGAGGGTGGCGCACGACCCTGACAGTGACCGGGTGTATGTCATCGCGGGCTATCGCCAGCGCGAGGCCACGCCGATCATCCACGCGGCGGCGCTTCGGCCTTGGGGCGAATGGCTCCCGTGGGCATGGCCGCACGACGGGTTGCAGCACGACAAGGGCTCGGGCGAGCAACTGGCGGAACAATACCGCAAGCAGGGCCTAAACCTTTTGCCCGATCGAGCGACGTTTGAGGACGGGACGAACGGCGTTGAGGCCGGCGTGTATGATATGCTCATGCGGATGCAGACTGAGCGGCTAAAGGTGTTCTCCACCTTGGGCGAATGGTTTGACGAGTTCCGGCTGTACCATCGGAAGAACGGCGTCATCGTCAAGGAGCGCGACGACCTTATGAGCGCGACGCGGTATGCGATTATGATGCTGCGCCACGCGACGACGCCGGGCATGGTCCGCTCGTATCAGCCCCCCGTTTACTTCGACAGCTAACCGGCCACCTTCGGACGCCGGGAGGAGATAATCGTGCGGCTCATTCTAGTGCGGCACGCCCGCACGATCCTGCAAGATAAGAAGATCATCGCGGGGTCCAACGTGGACGCCGGGCTTAGTCATCCTGGCAAGGGCCAAGCCAAGGCCCTCGGGCCGATGATCGCGGGCGTTCCGTTGTGGTTCGTGAGCCCGATGCAACGGGCGCAGGAAACGGCGGCCATCGCGGCGGAAGCAGCCGGGACCAAGCCGAAGCTCGTCACCGTGCCGGCGCTGATCGAGCGCGACTATGGCGAGGCCGATGGGAAGACGGTGCCATGGGTCATGGAGCGCTACGGCTATTACGCGCACGACGATTGGGACATGCAGCACGACCAAGCCCCGCCGGGGGGCGAGACGCTGGCGCAGGTTCGGCTTAGGGTGCTGGATTGGTGGCGCGGTCAGGACGTCGAGGAAGCGGTGGTGATCGCGCACAAGCACGTCCTTCGGATGCTTCATCACGGGTTGACGGGCGAGGACTACGAGCCCCGCAACGCCGAGCCGCTAGAGGTGGTGCTTTGACCACGCAGACGTGGCGCACGCTGATCCAGCGCGCCGACCGGGATTGGACGAAGCAGTCGGTTCGCCCGGTCGCCTACGAGTTTTCCAACGGGCGCGAATTTAAGGTGCTTGAGCGGCCGGGGCAGGCTTACGGCACGGGGACGGCGACGTGATCGCGGCGCTCGTCCTTTGGCTTGCGGCGGCCTATCGCATTCGCGGCCACCGGCCCGATGCGGGGCTCCTGCGCGCGGTCATGCACCCGGTCTTCACGCTGCGCCCGATGTGGGCCGCATCGTGCTTCGGCGTGATCTACCTGCTGACGGGTGACCACTGGGTCGCGGGCGCCGTCGCCATCGGGGAGTGGGCCGGGCTGCACATCCGCCATGCGCCGGGGCAGGACATGGGGACGTGGCGGGGGCGCGTGGCAGAAGACGTCCTATTCATGGGCGGCGTCGGCGCGTTGCGCGGGGCGCTCGTCTACACTTGGGTCGCTGCGGCTTGGGCGGCCGGGTTGACGGACGTTCCCACGCTCGGGGATTCGCTCCTGCCCGCGCTCTACGCCGTGACCCTCCCGCTGGCGTACTGGATCGGCTGGCGCATCCCTTGGCGGGTGCCGCCGCTCCTCCGAGGCGGGATCGAGTGGAGTGAGTTTCTCACGGGCGCCTCACGGGCGCTCGTTTTCGTTGTCGTGTTCGGAGCCTGACATGGCTGTTATCGAGGTCCTCCCCTACGCGAGCGTGGAACAAGCCGCCACGATGGCCGCCGACCAGAAGCTCGCGAGCGAAGTGGCGCGGGTGCTGCGGAACCATTACTCGGGCTGGTCGTGGGCCGTGAACGCTGACAGCCGCACGGGCACCGTCACGGTCGAGAATTGGGACCTAAGCGAGCGCATGGGGTTCTACATCCGCATGAGCGAATTGGACGGCCCCGAGGCCATCAAGCGCAAGGCGGTGTGGGCGGGCGGCGAGTTCCTCGAAAGGCACGGCCTTCCCGCGACGAAGGCGAATGAGGCCGACCGCGACGCCAAGCAAGCCCGCGCGTGGTTCGCGTAAGGAGTTCAACATGCTGAACGACGACGCCGGTTCCAAGATGGAAGACGGGCTTGAAGCCGACGTGTCTTCGCGTCT